AATCAGTTTGCCACCAACGCGCTGCAACGCGCGGTTCGCGATATCGGTGGTGCTGACCATGAGGCTCCTCTCCTCTTACAGATAGACGACGGTGTAGTCACCTGCCGTTGTGCCGCCTGTCACGATTGTCAGGCCGGTCGAGAATTTGATGCCACCGAAGTCATACTGCGGTGCCTTGGTCGTGTCGCTAATCGACGCGAGTGGCGTACCAGTGGCGGTCAGGGCGTCATAAATCGTGATCGTGTCCGCAGAGCCCTGCTTGTTGACGACGATCTTGTAAAGCACGCCGGCCCCGGATTTAACCAGGGTCGTTGTCTTCGTGTTGATATCGACCGAACTCTTGCCGGCCGGGATTGCGCCGCCTCCACCAACCGCGGCCATAATAGCGCGGAGCAGGGAGTTGGCCGACCACGGAGACGACGTGTCTGTCGCGATAGGATCGTTCTGTTGGCCGAGTGCGCCTGCCAGGGACATGGCTACCTCTTAGGGCTTAAGGACGGTCTGACTACCGTACAAGATGTAGTTCATAATCTCCATGAGGAGCTTCACCGTTTCCTTGCGGGTCGTCACGTTGGTCATGTTGACACGCACTTCAACGTCACCGGTGCCCGGCGCATTGGTGCCGGTTGCGACATTGTTGACCTTAAGGTCACTGGCTGCGGTGAGGCTGAAAGAAACGTTTGCCATTTACTTCTCCAAAAGAGGCGGTCGGGGGCCGCGCGCCACGCGGGGCGCCGGGAGGAGGCGGCGGACTCGCAGGAGCGCCGCCCCCGGCCAATTACATCACGTAGGAAGCTTCGATGCCAAGCTCGCCGGCCGCAGCCGTCGCAGCCGCAGCCTGCACTGCAACTACAATGTCGATGAAGCCGCCTGGATTGCTGGACAGGCCAAGGGCCGACCAGAGGGGCTTATTGCGCTTCGACGGTGCGAAGTTGGACAGAAGGTCCGTACCGTTCTGCTTCACGCCAAACACAGTGGCCGAAGCAAAACAGTTAGCCGAAATCGACGTGCCGGCAAGGGCAGGCTGAGTGCCATCCTGTACCGGGCCGAGCGTGGTATTACTCGGTGCGTCGCTGTAGTAGGCGCCCACATTAATAGCCAGCGTGGGAGAGCCGTTTGTATCGAGCGCAGTGCTCGATGTGCCGCGGAGGGCTTTCAGCTTTGCAGTAGACGGAAGTCGGACCATCTTATACGTCGAGGACGTGGAGGCAAGGCCCCCAGTCGTGACGGACACAAAGTCCGAAATCTGCTTGGACATTCCCGGCGCCCCCTCGCCCGTGTCCGGGCGAGAGGTAGGCAGGGTGTCGAGGCTCGTGATCGAGGCTGAAGCGAGAGTATCAGCAACCATTGTTTATCTCCTATTACGGGGTGATATCCGCGCCAGTGCCGTCCTTAGCAAGGATTTCGATAACCTTGCCGGGCTGCAAGCGCGAGGAGCCGAAGCTCGCCTTGGTGTACAAGTCCCAGGGTTCGCTAGACAGGTCATTACGGATCGAAGCCCGATTGACCATGTCCTGCCAGATACCGAGGTACATGCCGCTCTTGACGTAAGCGAGACAGTTGCGAACTGTCTGACCGGAGCCAGAAGCCGTCTGAGTGGACAGACGCTCGATCACGATGACGTTGTAGCCAAGGAAGCGCGTGATCTTGCCATCCACCAGGACGGGGCGATCATTGAACTCCGTGGACACAACTTCCACCTGATTGAGCAGGTCTGCTTCCTGCTGCGACCCGATAACCAGCGTAAGCTGATCGTTGTCCAGGTCATTGTGATAGTGACGCAGGATACGCTTCGTCTCGATCAGTTTGTCAACCGTGAGGCCAACAGAATTCGAGCCGGCGCCGAATGTATCGAGGACCTGAAACTTGGTCGTGTCGAACGTTTCGCCGGAAAGCGAACCACTGTCCGTACCGATCTGAGCCGTGCCCGTGGCCGCAGCGATAACTGCGTCATCGTAAGCGCGACCGATAGCATAAGCCGCATTCTGCACATAGTCAGACTTCGGATCGACAATGGTCTTCAGTTCATCGAACGTGTCGATGTACTGGTCAAGCTCAAAGTCGGTCGGGAAGACCCAACGACGCGTAAACGAATTGGGCGTGCGGTCTTTCGGTGCGAAGCGACCGGCAGGCGCCTTAGCCTGGATTGCCGCGATCTGGTTGATGGGGGATGCCTGTTTGCCGACGTGCATACCGCTACGAACGGTGCCACGCAGCTTTGAACCGGTTTGCTGCAACAGCAGTTCGACGTTGGTCGAAAACTGCGTAGTAGCTAGGTTCAAAAGATCAATGTCTGCGGCCATGGCCGTAAATGTTCCTTTGTTTGGTTGGTCCTACCTACAGCCGTATCCAAAGGGGGCGTCGGTCGCTCGGTACGCTTGGGGCCTTCCCCGTGCTTAGGAAGGTGTGCCCGAAATTAGCGCCGCCGCGCGCCCCTGCCCCGAAGGGTGGGAGCGCCGCGCCCCGCGGATGGTCGCGCACGCCGCGTGGGCCTCGCCCGCCGTCCCGCCCCCTGCGCGAGCCGGGGCCGGGCCGCG